AGCTTAGCTTCTATGGCTTCCGCAAAATCTAAAACGTTCTGGTTAGCCATGCTGATGTGATAGGTGACGGAATGCCCAGCAGGGGCAACATTACAAGCCCATATTTCGTCAGCCGTCAGCCCTTGCCATTGGCGCGGTACGGTGTAGAGGGGCGTCATGTGGTCATAGAACTTGTCCCATGACAGCAGGTTTTCGCTTTCGCTGATCCACGCCACCGGCTCCTGCTCTGGCTGTGCCAATCTTTCTTTTAGCTCTTCAACAACCGGCCAGTCATACGCATTGCTGCCCTCCAAGGCATAAAGCGCCCATTTCATCAACTCTCGGTCAGTCATGTGTTCTTCTCCTTCAGCTTGTATACCCATCCTTAACAACTTTGTGCAGTGCCTCAGTCAGCGCACCGATCAGTTGCAACCTGTCTTGTGTCGGGCTGCTCTTGATCTTGAACTGCCCACGATCTTTCCAGAACAGCACAACGATCGCTGTGTCTGGGTTCTCGTCGATAGCTTCATAGAGTATTTCCGCTGCGGCCTCTTTGTACTTGTCTGTAATCGCTACTGGCTGTAGTTTGCTCATCGCTCTAACCTCCCGTTTGGGTTTCCATCTCCGTCCACGCTCATCCCCTCCGCTGGCACCTCGTAAGTTGACCACCTGTGCTCGCAGTTGGAACAGTCTCGTAGTCGCCACTTCCACCCGTATCGAGTGTCTCGGCGGGACTCCTTGACCTTGCTCTGCCACGAGCCGCATACAGGACACAGGCTCATTTCTTCTTCCGGTTGTCGTTGATAATCACCGGGAACCGATCTCCGAACCCGTCAAACGTCAGCCGGTCCAACCTAGCTGCCATCGTCCTGCGGATCACCTGCTTCCCGTTCCACTTGAACCGATAGCCAGCAAGGTGGTACTCCGTTATTTCCTTGAGATCGGCTATCAGTGCATCGACTATTCTCTGCTCGTCTGTCATGGTTTGGTATTGGGGGAAACCCTAACCTGGAATTGAACGTCTGACTTTGAAAATTTGTTGAATTCTTTTCTAACTTCAGGAAGAACGGCAGTTAACGGTTTAACTGGAACCTCTAAAAACAACCAATCGGGGCTAACGCTGATGATTTTCGCCTGCTCTTTGAATGCTTTCATCAGACCAGTGGCTTCGTGGAAATGTTGAAAGCAAGTCCAGTTGTAATGAACAAGCAGGGCTTTTTCTGCCTCTTTTTTCATTTCTTGTAATTCACGAATCCAGTCAGTTAGCAACCACACTTTTTCTGATGGGTTTGCATTCAGGTTATCAACTACTTTGTTGATTGACTCAAACAGGTTGTTACTTGTTTTGCGATTGCTCATTTATCTCTCCTTAAAAGTTGCTTCATGTTCGCCAGCGCAGACCGACCGACGTCCGTCTGAACCTTTGGGGCTGGCAGTGCGTCGTAGGTTCGATGCTCTACTCGGTCGAAGTCCTTGCACATCCCGATGAACTCGGAAAGGTTTGGAGGCCATTCGCGTTTCTGATGCGGCAGAGCGTCCATCACCTTTCGCAAAACATCCGGCTTGCAGGCTTGCAGGAAGTTATTCCAGGCTTCCTTCGCTGGCATGATTGCGTTGTCGTCATGCTCAAACATGACTTTGAACTTCTGCGCCCCGTACAGAGCGACAAACCTCTCAAAAACTCGGTCCGCTAAGTGCATTTAATCGCTCCTGATAATCAGCGTCGATAACCGTCACAACATCCGGCTGGCGTCGGCCTAGCAACAGGTCGAGTTTGTCATCTCGCTTGGCAGGTTGTGAATTGGTGGAAACCCTAGTGTTGCGAATCCAGTTGCGCCACGTTGCTGTCCAGTCTGTCTTGACACCCTTCTGCCCAGGCTGTGCGATCCAGTAGTCGCGGAACGAGTCGAAGACCTCCAGAGGCTTCAGGTCAGGACGTTTGCTACAGCAGAACTCTTGCCAGTCGTCAGGAAGGCTAGTCAGGTCGAATCGAGTACCTCTATTCTTTTGACGGTTCTCTGACGGTTCCCTTATGGTTAAGGGTGAACGTGGTTCGGGGGTGGGGTGAATATTGTTCGGGGGTGAACCTGCTTCGGGGGTCATGACGTACAAAGTAGCCCGTCCGGTCCTAAACTGACGGGTCAAGTAGCCATGCTTTTCTAGCCAGCCAATCGCTGTTTGCACTGCTCTGTCAGACAATGAGCACTTGCGTTCAAGCAGCGAGACGCTCGGGAAGCAATGCCCCTGATCGTTCGCGTTGTCGCACAAAGCAAGAAGCACAAGTTTCTGCGTAGCTGGCACGTTTGCATCAAAAGCGACACACATTAACTTAATGCTCATCGGTGTTTTCCTCGTAAGAAAGCACAAGACGATTTAAGTCTTCGCAATATGCGTCGTTATCTAGCCATCTTGTAAATGCTTCAATAAAAGGAAGGCTTGCGTTTTTATTAAAGAAAAACAACAAAACGCCTAAATAGAAACTAACTTCATAACTAAAAACCCTTGGGTGCAATTGGCCGACATAGCGACCGTTATTTTGATTTGCAACGAGTGCTGACATTAACTCTGCAATGTCAAGTTGTGCATACGGCAAAAGATTGTTAATCGTTTCCTTCTGCTTATGCACAAACTCATGACAATCACGGCACAAACAGACGAAATTGCTTAACTCATACTCCCAAGGAGCATGATCGCGTTTGTAGTTCTTGTGGTGAACGTTTAACGTCGTTTCTTTGTCGCCGCATCGTTCGCAAGCAAATCCAGCGCGTTGCATCGTGTCAAGACGCGCTTTCTGCCATCGAGGATCGCGGAGCAACTCAAGATAGCTCTCAGCTTTCTTACGCTTACGCAAGACAATCTCCAGTGGTGGACGACCCCAGTGTGAGAATTACCGGGGGCTTTCCACCGTTGCAGTGGTACTACGGCATCTGAGGCCGTCCCCGCTGGAGACTGCTTGCGATGCCCCTTTTGCGCTTCTCACGGCGCAGAAACAGTCTACAACAGGAGGCTACCGCAAGCAATAGCCCCTGTGTAGTAGGGAAAACCCTAAAAACAGTTCGTGTTGCAATTCGCTCCGTAGCAGCACGTTGTGCACGTGACATACCTACCGTTGACGAAGTAGGTGTGCGTGCTACAAGCAGCGTAGACAGCAGCAGAACACAGCATCAAGCCAGCAAAAATCAACTTCTTCATGTCAATCTCCTTGTGAAAAATTACCGGAACAAATAAATCACGCCCTCGCTAACCCGTGAAAATGCGGGGAAAACGTCTCAAAACTAACCTTTTCCCCACGCAGCCACCAACGTCTTCCTGAAAGCATCCTCCCACGCCTCCCGCCTCTCCTCCCCTGTCATCTTCGCCCCTTGGTCAATCGCAAAATGGCAGGTCTGGCAGAGCGCAGCCACGAAACAATCGTGCGCCTTCATCCCCATCCCCTTCCCGTATGCACCCCAATTGGCATGAGCAGCTTGCGTCTGACCCGACATACCGCATCGCTGGCAGTCAAGACTCGCTACCGCTTTGAGCCACGCTTTGTCGCGTACCACTTTAGGATCTCCTTTGCCAGTTCTTCCCGCCCTGCTGCACCCCTTGCCTTCTCGACACGCTCCATGTACTCCGTCCGTCTAGGCTTTGTCCAAGACAACACAGTTTGCGCCTCGCAATAAAGCGTGTAAGCCCTACTCTGCAAGCCAACTACGGTGCCATCAGGGAGAGTGACGAGTCTTGCGTTGTCGTGTCGCTGGTTGCACGCAAAACAGACATCTCGTCCGTCATCTGTAGACCGTGATTCGTCGCCCATGCCAGCACCTGCTCTACATAGTCTGAAAACTGCGCCTTCGTCAGCCCCGTTGTCGTCGGCTCTGACTCCATCACCTGCCCGTTGGGTAGCTCGATCATCCTTCCCGGCAAATATCGAGTCTTAAAGTAAGCGTGCCAAACGTCTTGATCGTGCGCCTGATTCTGCGGACGTATCTGCTCGCTGATCGCTGCTAACGTGGCCCAATAAAACGAGTTCTGTGCGCTTGTTCTGTTGGGTGGCTCTATCCGTACCACCCAGCCCTGCCGAGCGTTCTTAACGGCCTCTACAGCCCTCTGTCGGGCAGTGTCGTGCGCGAGAGTGAAGATCACAGTTCCACCTCCTTCAGCTGCCATCGGTTTTTCTCTTTGTACCACCCATGCAGGACGATCCTCCATCCTGACCGGATCATCTCGGGGTAAGCCTCGGCCTCCTCGATCTTGTGTCTCCTGTTTGATAGGTGGGGTTTGCTCGTCACCTGAACAGCTACCGTCTCGCCGTTGCCGATGCACAGCAGGTCGATGCAGCCCCAGAGGTCATGCTTGCGCCTCGTGAACGAGTTGTAGTGCTCGACAGTGGCGACCATGTAGCCCAAGTCGCGGAGGTGGGCAGTTGACCTAGCGGTTAGCGACATGATCGACCTGCACGATTTCGATTGATTTGTATTGCGGACAGAGATCGCCCAGCTTGATTACACCGCCCGTCATGTCCTGGATCTGCAATGCCCTCTTCAGTGGAACCCCATTCTTCTTCCAAATATTCATTGCCTGCCGACTGATCTTCAACTCCTCGCACAGTTTGCCCTTCGACCCTACTAGCGCGGCTGCTAGGTTGATTGCTTGCTCGACGGTCATACACCCTCTAATTGTAAAAGTTGTAAAAAATGGAATGTTCGCGTTGACACAGGAGTGCACTCTACTTTAAGATTGCTTCACGGTCAACAACAACAACCGAGGACAACATGAGCGACCTGCATTGGATTCGTGAAGACAACTACAACGATGAACTCGAGCGTCAACAAGAGTGGGAGAGCGACGAGATTGCCTGCTGGCTTGACTCAGCGACAGCCAAGGAAATTCTCTGGGTTTGGGTAGACCTCGACCGCGATACCGACATCACCACCGACCAAGTGATCGAGATGCTCTGGAACGGTGAGGATGCGAAAGCTTGGCTCAAGCAGCGGGTTCAGGAACTCGCAGAGAAGCAGTACGACACCTGGAAGCACTCCTCCAAGCTGGCCTACAAGGTGGCGAAATGAAACATCTGATTATCGTCGCGGCTGGAGCGGTTCTCGGAGTGACCGCAGTCGATTGGAGTATCGGATCAACCTCAACGATAGGAGACCTTATTTGGCAACTCATCTCACGGATCTAGACTTTAAGTGGACCCCCGGAGTCGCAACAGACGTAGCACAGACCTGGAAGCGATTCGGGTGGGTACCACCCAGCGAGCAACAAGAATTTCTAACCAAGTGGCAAAAATACAGAGGGACGTATGAAACAGATCGCATCATCGTTGGTCAAGGCGCAGAAGGCTTTCGGGCCAGCGTTGAAATCTTCCAGCAACCCGCATTTCCGAAGCAAATACGCTGATCTCGCAGCTTGCGTCGAGGCTGTCATCGACGGACTGAACTCGAACGGAATCGCACTGATCCAACAGACGCACGAGTGCCAGGACGGAGTGATCGTAGAGACCGTGTTCGTACATGAGTCCGGTGAAACAATGTCGGCAGGTAAACTCCATGTCCCCGCTGCAAAACAAGACCCGCAGGGATACGGATCAGCACTGACCTACGCTCGCCGCTACAGCCTCATGGCAGCTTGCGGCATTGCCCCGGAAGACGACGACGGTAACGCTGCAAGCAAGAAGCTAGACCCTGCCCCGTATCTCAAGCAAGTCGCACAGGCTGAGAACCTAGACGGGCTGAAGACAGTGTTTGCTCACGCTTACAAGGCACTGAAAGACACCGAGTTCATACAGCAATTAGAAGCAGCTAAAAACACCCGCAAAACACAACTGATGGAGGTAAAGTGATGCAACCCGCAATCCTTTTGAATGACCAGCAACGTGCCATGCTCCGCGCAGCCGCTCGTGTCGGACGCGACTATCAACACGACAACAAAGACCTAGAGATCGCCATCGCTCAACTCAAGAGCATCAACCCTGGTGCGTTCTATACACCCGAGACCTTGATCCTGCGTAAGTTCTGGCACGCTCCCAAGTTCCCGATTCCCCATCAATATGCAGCGGTGATCCTGTGAACTGGCCAGCACTTGCAAGGTCTACCGACCCTGAGACCAGTCACGATGCGGCTGCAAGCATCGATGCCAACCGACTGGAGTTGATCGTGCTGGAGGAGTTCAAAGGAGCAAAGAAAGGTCTGACAGCAGAGGAACTGTCCAAACGTCTACCAGGACTGCCGCTCAACACGATTACGCCCCGCATAGCGCCTCTCGTAAGGAAAGGCTACCTGATCCCCACCGGACGCAGGAAAGTCAGTTCTGGGCGCTTTCAGAGGGTTCTGGAGTTCATCCATGACTGAACAACGGACGACTGAGTGGTACACCGACAGGCTCGGGCACGCTACCGGATCTCGTGCAAGCGATATCCTCGCTGGTAAGGACACGATGGCTAGGAAAGGCTACCTGACCCAGATAGTCACGGAGCGACTGACTGGTCGAGCACAGGACTCCTATACCAACGTTGATATGCAGCGCGGGATTGATGTCGAGCCTCTAGCAAAGGCAGCGTATCAGGCATCGCACGAGTTGACGGATGATGTTGGGTTCGTGAAGCACCCGCTCATTCGTTGGTTTGGTGCCAGCCCTGATGCTCTGGTCGGGACAGATGGTCTGGTCGAGATCAAGTGTCCCAGGTCAACTACGCATCTGGACTACATTCAGGCTAACAAGCCACCGACGAAGTACGTCCCGCAGATGATGGCTCAGTTGTCCTGCACTCAACGTAAGTGGGTGGACTTCGTTAGCTTCGATGATAGGTTTCCTGAACACCTACAGTTGTTTGTCGTCAGGTTCCAACCAACACAGGAGGACATCGACAAGTTCGAGAGTAAGGTCAAAGAATTTCTAACCGAAGCACAACACCTCATGGAGAAACTATGCCCATCGCATACGAAGTAATCGCTAGCACCGGAACCTACACCAACAAGCAGGGGGAGGAAAAGAAACGCTGGCAGAAGATCGGCGTCGTCATGCAAGGCCCGAAAGGTCTGACTCTAAAGATGGAGTCTGTCCCGGTGGGCTGGGATGGCTGGGCAACGTTGGCTGAACCGAAGGCACGAGACGAAGCGCCTTTTAATTAACTGCTCACAGGATAAGCAGTAAAACACCTGTATACTTTTAGCGTGGCTAGGCTCGCTACCGAAAAGCAGATTGAACCCCTGCCTGC